GGGTGGATCTGCATACAGTACTGCTGCTAATGGCCCGTTCGTTGCAAAGTGGGCAGGAGATTTAGGAAATAGTCTTAAAGTATCGATTTGTCCAGCAGATAGACCATCTGCAACATTAACAGGAACAGTTGCATGGGCAGAATCTACTGCCGGATCTAACCCTGGCAGGATTACAGGAACAGGAACTTTATTTGGTATAGAACTTAGAGTAGGAGATGCTGTTTCAATTGCAGGGGAAACTGGATATCATATTATACAAACGGTTACTTCTAATACTATTGCTGTTGCACATTCAACGAGTGCATCTGACTCGGCTGCAGTAAGTGCAGGAGCTGCAGTTACACGACAAAAGAGATCTGTATTTTCAACTCCTTCTGCTCATATGAAGGGAACTGTTGCGGTAACCGCCGATAGTGCTACTGTAACTGGAACTGGTTCGATGTTTGATTCTCAGTTTATAGTTGGAGATAAAATTGTAATTAATGGTGAAACTAGGAGAGTAAAAACTATTACATCAAATACTGTAATAGTATGTGATTCAAATTTCCTTAATACTGCGGCTACACAAACTTATACAAGAGATTGGGAATATAAGCATGCTTTTGCAGAAGGGCCACCTACAACTTCAACACATGCAGCAGACAAATCTATGTCATTAGATGAAATTCATATTGCAGTTGCTGATGAAGATGGAGAATGGACAGGAACAGTTGGTGAAGTTTTAGAAGCACATGCAAATCTTTCGGTTGCAAGTGGTGCAAGAGATGATCAAGGTGAAGATATTTATTACAAGAATTACATTAACAAATATTCCAGATATATGTGGTGGTTGCAATATGCTCCTATTGAGGGAGAATCATTAAGTGGAGATTATATAACTCCTGCTGCTACTGGATCTAAAACGCTTCGTGGATGGGGTGCAACTGCTGATGCAGGAGGTACACAACAAGCAGATGAATTTTTCATGCCTGGAAAAGCAAAGACTTTGAGTTTTCAAGGTGGAACTGCTGGGTCTGCACCAAGTTCCGCAGATCTCATTCGTGCATATGATTTAATGAAATCAGCAGAAGATGTTGATGTTTCATTACTGATGTGTGGAAATCATGCATCGGCGGTAATTCGACACTGTATCGGAAATATTGCAGAATCACGAAAAGATTGTCTTGCTTTCTTCTCACCAGAAAAAGCAGATGTTGTTGGAACTACAAGTTCTTCAGTAGCAACTGATAATGTTATTGATCATAGGGATACTGTAAATCAGAATTCTTCTTATGCAGTTATGGACTCTGGTTACAAACATATGTTCGACAAACATAACGATAAATTCCGTTATGTTCCTCTGAACGGAGATGTTGCTGGTCTTTGTGCTCAAACTGATCAAGTACGTGATCCTTTCTTCTCTCCTGGCGGATTTACTAGGGGTCAGATTAAGGGTGTTGTAAAACTTCCGTTTAATCCAAAGAAAGCAGAACGTGATAAGTTGTATCAGTCACAGGTCAATCCAGTTGTTTCGTTCCCAGGCGAAGGTACAGTCCTTTTTGGTGACAAAACACAATTGACAAAACCATCTGCATTTGATCGAATCAATGTACGAAGATTGTTTATTCTTCTGGAAAAAGCGATTGCAAATGCAGCTCGATTTCAGTTGTTTGAATTCAACGATGAGTTCACACGTTCACAATTTGTTGCAATGGTTGAACCCTTCTTGCGTGATATTCAAGGAAGAGGTGGAATTCAAGACTTTGCAGTTGTGTGTGATGCTTCAAATAATACTGCACAAGTTGTAGATGCAAATCAATTTAGGGGAGATATTTTTGTCAAACCTTCACGATCCATCAACTTTATCCAACTCAACTTTGTTGCGGTTCGGAGTGGAGTAGAATTCTCAGAAGTCGTTGGTGCTGTTTAATATTTTGGACATAAATAATTAAAACAAAGTTTTTTGGAGAAATAACAAATGGCAGCATGGACTTCATCCCTAACTACTTTTAAAGGTGCTCTCGAATATGGGGGCGCCCGTCCAAGTTTATTTGAATTCAACATTACTGGTGTTCCAGCAGATGTAACTCAATTTAAACAATTAAAATATTATTGTACTGTAAGTGCATTACCTCCACTTACTGTTACTCCAATTGAGAGACAATATTTTGGGCGGACAGTAAAAATGCCCGGCGATATGGTATTTGGTGATCTTTCTACAACGATTATTCAAACTGAATCAGCGAATGAACGTACTTATATTGAAACGTGGATGGATTTAATAAATTCACATTTGGAAAATAAAAGAAGTTATGATCCAGATATGGGTGATGAGTGGGGTTCCGCAGAATTAACCCAATATGCTAAAGATGGAAGTACATTAATGACTGCCGCTTTTGTTGGTTTGTGGCCGACTACCGTAAGTGAAATTGCATTGAGTTACGACACTGTTTCTGATATTGAACAATATGATGTTACTTGGGCATACCAGTACTATACTCTTAAAGGTACAGGTGTAGCTAAAACAGATCAAGATTAAGGAATAAAATGGCATTTAATGTATCAGAATTAAAATCTCAATTAAATAGTCAGGGTGGTGGCGCAAGACCATCCATGTTTAAGATTAAAATTAATGGAAGAAATGCTAATTATACATTTTCTGATAAACAGACTATACTTGTTAAAGCTGCAGGAATTCCTACATCAACTATTGCTGCACTTCCAGTAAATTTTGGGGGTCGAGCATACAAATTAAATGGTTTTCGTACATTTGATGTGTGGACAACTACTGTAATTAATGATGAAAATTTCGAAGCGAGAAATAAAATTTCAGATTGGATGAGAAGAATGGTAGGAAAATTTGATGGTGAGAGAACAAATTTTTATGGTGGTCAAGCAGAAGTGTATGAAGGATCTGCAACAATTACTCAACTTGGAGTAAATGGTAAAGATTTACAAACGTATAAATTCTATAATCTCTGGCCGACAGAACTTGCAGAAGTTCCTTTGGATTGGTCAAGTGATGCAATTGAAGAATATACCGTAACATGGGCTTATGATTATTGGAGTAAAGGGGCTCCATCTTCAGCAAAGAACATAGTAACTGGGTAAAATTCTAGAAAAATAAAATGAATGGCATTCAAAGTAACAGATTTCAAGTCAAATTTAAAGGGGGGAGGCGCTAGACCTTCCCTTTTTTATGCCGATCTAGATGCTGCATTTACGAAACTCGGCATACCATTTCCCAATAAATCTCAATTTTTAATCAAGGGAACAACTATTCCTGCGAGCACACTTGGTACATATGAAGTATTTTTTCATGGAAAGTCTGTAAAAGTTGCAGGAGATCGTACTTTTGATACTTGGGACACTACTATTATAAATGATGAAGATTTTGGTATTAGACACGCAATTGAAAATTGGATGGAATTGATTTCAAATCACAAACTAAATACAAGAGATACGAGTATTACTTCTAAATTAGAAGGAGAAAATGCTGATTATAAGCAAACTCTTTCGGTCACGCAATTTGGAAAAGGTGGAAAAGGATTGCGTAAATATGATTTTTTAGGAGCATTTCCAACTGCACTTTCTACAATCAATCTTGATTGGGGTACAGCAGACATAGAAGAATATACTTGTACATGGACATATGATCGGTGGAGAGCATCAAGTTTTGATTCCACTGGAACTGCCCCTAAAATTGTTATAGGAGATGGATAATGGCATTTGAAATATTTGGATTCAAAATTGAAAGAAAAAGTCAGGAAACGACTGGCGCTAGTGTTCCTGCATTCACACTTCCAGAGAACGATGATGGTTCTCAAATGGTATCGGGAGCTAATGCGTATGGTTCTTATCTTGATATTGAAGGACAGTACAAAAATGAAGTAGAACTTATCATTAAATATCGTGATATGGCGCAAACTTCAGATTGTGAAATTGCAATTGATAATATCGTAAATGAAGCAATTGTTGTAGATGATACAAGTCCGGCAGTTCAAATGGTTCTTGATAAAACCGATTTAACAGAAACAATCAAAAAAAAAGTTAGAACAGAATTCAGTACTATATTAGATTTATTGAATTTTAATAATTATGGACATGATATTTTTCGCAGATGGTATGTTGAAGGGAAATTATACTATCATATTATGATTGATGAAAAAGATCCAAAACGTGGTATTGTAGAGCTTCGAAGTTTGGATGCTACAAAAATCAAAAAAATGAAACAAGTGAAACAAGAAAAAACTGTCGATCCAAGAAAAGCAAAAATAGAAATTGTTCCTCATTATCAGTATAATGAATCTGGAATGGATAAACGGTCTACTTCTGGAATACTGATTTCTGGTGATAGTATTGCATATACCACTTCTGGTCTATTAAATCCACAGAAAAATATGGTATTGTCTTATCTTCATAAGGCAATGAAACCATTGAATCAACTGCGAATGGTGGAAGATGCAATTGTCATTTACAGAATTTCAAGAGCACCAGAACGCAGAATTTTTTATATTGATGTAGGAAATTTACCGAAACTCAAGGCCGAACAATATATTCGTGATATCATGACACGTTACAAGAATCGATTAGTTTACGATTCGGATTCTGGTGAAGTCAAAGATGATCGAAGACACCAATCAATGTTGGAAGATTACTGGTTGC